ATCATCCCAAGTATTATAAAGTAAAACCATTGCAGCAATAAAAGCAATAATTGGATTTGCTAGAATAATTCTATTTAGAAAACTAAAAGAAGTTGCAAGCGCGCCAACTGAAATTGCCATAAAGCCAAAAGCAATTAAAAGTGGTGGAATTATTGCAGCAAGCGTACCTAAAACAAGAATTATTTTTTGCGTTGTTGGGCTTAGAGTTTGAAATTTTCCAATTAAATTAATTATAACACCTAAAATTTTATTAGCATAAGGCAGTAAAATAGAGCCAAGAGTTATACTTAAATCTTTGAAACGAGAGGATAAAATTCTTGTTTGATTTGCAAAGCCTGTTTGCGTTCGTGCAAAGTCGCCTTGAGAATTTTTTGTCATTGCCATAATGTAATTATAGCGCAAAAGAACTTTCTCATCTTGACTCATTTTTTGAATCTTTTTTGTAATTCCGTTAGTCAAAGCAAATTGTTGTAAATTTACTTCTGTCATTACAATTCCGAGGCGTTTTAAAGACTCCGTTTCGCCAGTAAATATTCCAGCTAAAGCAGTGGTAGCTTCGCCTACATTAATGTTTTTAAATGAAGCTAAATCACCAGCCAATCCAACTAATTTTGTTGATAAATCTGCTGCTTTTGTTTGAGACAACCCCATTGATGTTGACATATCACCAAACATTGCCGCCATATCTAAAGCAGAACCTCGATCAATACCAAAATTTTTTCCAGCACTTTCAGAAAAGCTTTTAACGCTATTTGCAGCACTTCCAAAAGCAACATCAACCTTATTTAATGATTCTTGATAGTCTGAAGCAGTTTTTATAAATTTATTCCCAAGCAACCCAAGTGGTAGAGTAGTTTTTAAAATTAAATTTCTGCCAAGTTGTGATGATTTATTGCCAATTTTATCTAAATTGCTTTTTACTTTATCAAATCCACTTGACATTTTTAAGGCGGACTCTTCAACTTTGTTAGAAGTATTTTTTAAATTAGTTTGAATTGTTGTGAGCTTAGGGCTGATTTTATCAACTAAATCGTAGACATATTTTATTTGAAACATCTTTTATTTCTCTTTTGATTTCATTGCTTCGTTGATTTTACTTGCTTCTTCATTGAGTCTTAAAAGCTTTGGAATTGGCAAGCTTTCTAGCCATTCAAAACTTGCCGCGCCTTTGTAGAAAAAAGCTAAATTACAAATCAAAGATTCTAACTTAGAGTTTTCATCCAAGAAACAATAAAAAAAACCTCTAAATATTTAGCCAATAGCTCCTCAAAATCAGATTCATCAAGCTTTTGTATATCTAATGCGACAAGTTTTTGCTTTTTTTCTTCATCTTTAAAAGCAATGTCAGAAATTAAAAACGCTTCAAACTTTTTAAAAAAAGAAACAATATCAAAGTCTTTAGCTGCGTATAGAATGGCTTTAATTGATTTTGCGTCTAATTTGCCATTGTCATCATTCACTTGCTTTTGTGCTTCATCTTTTGGAAGGGAAGCGGTCATTGCAAATACGGCTTCAATAAATTTCTTTTTTAAACCAATTGTCAAATCACGATGTTTGTAGCTTGGTGCAGAAAAATAGATTTTATCAATATCAACAAAATCATTCTTGCCATCAACATTCAGTTGAACTTTAATTGGCTTTGATAAATCAAAAGTTAAAGAGTCCATATTTTAAAAAAATTAAACGGCAGGATCGCCATAAAACACGTAATCAACAGTTCCTAAGTCTTCACGTTCAGGAATCATTTCGAGAAAACATTCTGAAAAGTTTTTATCGCGATAAGTGATTGTGTTATTATCGCCATTGTTGTATAGCGCGTCATATCTATCATTTGAAGCGGGTGTGACGCGGATCTTAATTGTGATTTTGCTTAAATTGGTCGAAATATCAGTTGTGATAATTTTTGAACCATTAATTTGCGGATTTGCTTTGCGTGTTTTTGAGCCAGCCTCGATTTTAATCGCGCCTTCATAAGCTTCAACTTTGCCGTTAATTAGCAGATCGCCGTAATCTAAAATAGCCATATGTTTTATTCAAAAGTTGGGGTAAAATTAACTAAAATATTTCTTACTTGAGTTGTAATATTGGCAATTGCTTCGACTGTTAAAGTTCCAGTTGGAAGATTAATAACTACCGAATCAGTCAGAGCTTTTTTGAAAGCTTCTTGCTGATCCGTGCCAGCTCTTAACAAGCAATAATTGTTATTGCCATTGATGCCCGAAAGTATGGCATAATAACCCATCAAAGCAGCGATAAATCCTTCTTTATTAACCATCGGGCGACCAGCAATTAATTGTCCAGGTGTCAAAATACGTTGAGAAAAATCAGCTTTTGTATTATTAAAGAAAAATTCAGCAGTTAAGGTTAAAGCGTCAAAATAATTGATGTATTTAAAAGTTATGTCTGCGTTTCCAAGCGTGTTAGTTTTATAAGTTGTTACCGCTTCATTTGAAATAATTACAGTATTTGCAGGATTATTTCTAAGCACCCAGCCACCAGAATTTTGCAACTCTAAAGCTTCAGCATCAGAAAAATCATTTCCAGTTTCAATAATTGGCAATAGGCTAAATGGCGTATTGTGATAAGGAATTGCAGCGAAGAAAGAACCGCCTAATGATTGCCCGTTAGTTGTGATTGAAGATACGTTTGAATTTACTGTAAGTCTTAATTCACGTAACGCAGCAGCATAGGCGGCAATAACAATCGGGTTCTCAAATATAGCACCGCCTTTGTGAGCAGCTCCTGAAATCAGCTTATTTGGAATATAGCCGAGTGTTTTTTGATTTAGAGCATCTAAAGCGGTATTGATATTGGCGTAAGTATCATTTTTACAAACAATGCCAAATTCGTGAACAATTTTATTGTCAACATTGAATTTAGCTTCGGTTTCAGTTGTTAAAGTAGAAATGCCCCATTCTGCTGGAAAGATTATTGTTGAATAACGAGTGCTTGCAATTGCGTCAAATACCGCTGTCAAAGTTGGATTAGTTGCACCATTTACAAAAGCTGTAAGAGTGGTTGTAATTCCGGCGACAGAACCTGAATATTTTAAGCCTATTGAATTTCCAATTGCGCCTTTGTTTATTGCAGTTAAACCAACACTACCGCTAGTATTTACTGCGTTTACTGGTCTATCTAAATTTGCATTGATTGCGGCTTCAAGTAAAGTTCCAAGAGAAGCAGCGGTTGCGCCACTGGCAACATTAATTTTGTAAGCACCATTGCGAATTGAGTCGACATAAACTGTAATTGTGCCAGCTTCAGTTGCGGTTCCAGTAAAAGCAACAATTCCAGTTGCGGCAACTCCACTTCCGCTGTCAGTCAATCCAATTGCAGAAACTTTTGGTCTAATTCTTGAGATCGAAAGTTGCTCGATTAAAGCGCGACCAGCTCTTGCAATATGCGAAGTTCTTCCGAATGCAGCGTTAAATTCTGCCGCAGAAAGTAAATTATCAACTAAAGCACCACTTGAAGCAGTGCCTGAAACCATTCCGCCAACGATTAGAATTGATCGAGCATCAACGCTTTGCGGGGTTTTAGCTGAAAGAATGTTAGTAGTTACGTATGGAAATGCAGCAGCCATGTTATTTTTTTGATTTTAAGGTTTCAGAAACTATTTCAACGCAATTGTCAATAACTGAATCAAGCAAACGACTGCGCCAAAACAAATCTAAAGGGATTGAATTTTCATCTGCGGCAATTTCAATAATTGCATCTTTAAGCAGTTTGCCTTGTGGCGTGGAAAGATTTCGATTTAGTTTTAATTTCATAAACAGAATTTAATTAAATGTTGAAATCAAAATATTTTTTAAAAACAAAAACAAAAATCCGAAAACCAAGACTAACGGAAATTTGGTTTAAAAATTAAGCCTTTGTCTAAAGTTCCATCGATTGTTTTAAGAGGAGTTCCATTATCAAAATCAATAGTATCGCCTGATTGCACAAATCCTTTAACCAAAAAATCAAATCGGTGGACATAATAAGCAACAACATAATCATCGGCTTCATTTCCAAC